GGCTATGCAATTGCTGACAACATCATCGGGTTTGACGATGGGGTTGATACCTTTGGTGAGCGTCTTGGCTCTGGTCTTAGAGAAACAGGGGAAGGTGTAGGCTCTGGTTTTATTAAAGGGCTTGAAGGAGCAGGGACTACAATAGCCCTCGCACCAGATTACTTTCTAGGCACAGAATACGGTGACGCTATTACGGAAGGTTCTGAGGCAATTAGAGATTCCCTTGGTTTAGACCCAGAGGGTATCATGGGTAAAGGTGCAGAGATTGTTACACAGTTTGTTCTACCTGGTGGGCTTGCCGCAAAAGGTGCAGGAGCTTTTTTAAAAGCTAATCGTGTTAAAAAAGGTTTGGCTAATGTACCTTTATCTAAAAAAGAAAAGTTTGGTCACGCCGCAGCAGAGATAATAGCAGCCGGAGTTGCTGACGGTTTTGTTTCTAATGACGGTATGACTACTGTTGGTGACTGGGCAGAAATGGGATTTACTCAAACCGAAGATTTAATCGGACTCCGTGGACAAGAACGAACACTTGCTAGATTAAAGAACAAAGCTAAAGTTTTTGGTGAAGCTGCTCTTCTTGGTAGCGTAGCACAAGGCGCGTTGATGGCGGCGGGAAAGACCATTGGTCAAGCAGTTAAAAGCCCTAGAGGACAAGCGACAGCCTCTGCATTGAAAGCTCGGATAGATCGAGCAGCGGAAAACGCAGACAACCTATTGTATCAACGCATGATGACTCCTGATGAATTAACTCCTTTGCAACGATTCAAAGCAGACGCCATTGCTATGGCTACACCCAAGGGTTATCTGCCAGAGTCTGCTTCAGAAGCCAGATTTGCTATAGAGTCTAAAACAAATGCTGCAAATAAAGCAGAAGAGTTTATGCGTAAAGACTATGATACAGCACTTAACAAGTTGTTCAAAGAGGTTCCTCCAAGCGAGTTAGAGGGCAACATTGAAAGGCTTGAAATTTTAAATCGTGGTAAGGCTTTTCTGGAAGAGGCTGACGAAAAGATTGCTGATGGTATTTTAAAACGAATGCCTGGTACGCTACGTCCTAGTCTTAGAAAATATAAAGAAAACTTACGCGGATTGAGCGAACGAGTTGGTGACTCTAAGTTTTTGAAGAACAATAATATAGAGACAAAAGATGGTCGAAAATTAATAGACATCGTTAAAGATAATGATGCTGCCCATTTGCGTCGAACCTTCCGTATATTTGAAGATGAAAAGTATGTGCCAACACAAGAATCTATTGAAGCTGCGGATTCGTTTTTCACAGCAAATAAAAAGTTTACAGAAAAAACGCTAACTGAAATAGCACGTAAAGACGTTAACGAAAGGTTGTTGCCTAAAGAGTTCCTGACAAAGAACGGATTGAAAAAAGAGAATACTCCTGAAGGTCCAGTGGTAACTGTGCCAGACAAGATTACTCCTGACGTTGCAAAGAAAGCTCGTGAAGGTTTTCTCGCAGACAAACAATTGAAAGCTCGTGAGTCGTATAAAGGTGGTCGCATTGCCAGAGATAAACTGGATACAGGTATGCTTGTATCTAGGGAAAAGATCCCTGAAACTCTGAGAGCTTTGATGGGAGAGACAGGATCCAAGGTTGTTAAGACCGATAAAGGTTTCAAAGTTTACCACGACTTTAGAGACTCGGCCCTTCGGACCATTGCTGATTTATCTCAGTTTGTTGCAGTAGATGATTTCTTTGGTCAGATGGCTAGACTAGCAGATCAAAAGACAGGGTTACTCAAAGACCTTATAATTAAGGGCGAAGGTTTAAGTCCGGCGCAAAGACAGAGTTTAATTGACAGCGGGTACGTGCGTCTCGGTGGAGACAGAACTGACTTCGGTGCATTGAGCACACCTGTAACTAAAAAATCTGGTTCAAGTATTCCAAACGAAGAAGAGATCCTGCTTGGCACATCTGGATGGGGTAGTTTAAACGATCACTATGTGCCTCGACCCATGTACAACAACCTGACGAACTATATCGTAGGCGAAGAAGATGGTGGAACTCAATTACTAAGAAGCACATGGAACTGGTTGCTACGTGCAAAAGGTGTGTCTCAGTATAGTAAGACAATTCTTTCACCTATCACACAGGTTCGTAACTTTACTACCGCTGCTGCTTTTGCTTTGGCTAACGGAAACGTCCCATTTGTAGGCCGTCATGGTAGCATTAAAGATGCGGCAAAACTTATCTACGGAAACCTTCTTACAAAAGGTGACGATGAGGTTATTGCCGAGTTGATGGATGCACAACAACGAGGGATGCTAGGAACAAATGCAGAGTTAAGAGAGATTCAAGACTCATTGCGTAAAGGCGTAGGGCTTACGGCTCGTGGACCTGAAAGCGGGATAGAGGCTTTGATTGCAGGTAGTCCTGCCCGTGAGAAGTTTGCAAAAAGTGCGGGTGGATTTTTTAAACCTTTGGAGAATATCTATCAAAGTTCAGACGACTTTTGGAAGCATTTCAACTACACCGCAGAACAAGGTCATCTTCGTAAAGCTTTAGAAGGAATAGACTTCAGCAATCCACAGCAAGCGGAACAAGCCATTGCCTATCTTACAAAGAATGGCACTGATATCTCAGAAGCAACTAGGTCGGCTATTAGCAAAGGTTCTTTTACAAAGGCTGACATTGACGAGATGATCAAGCACCGTGCAGCGCAGATCGTAAGAGACACTGTACCAAACTATAACAAGGGTGCTACGGATCTTGTCCGACTTGGGCGTCGTTTACCTTTGGGTAACTTTATTACTTTCCCCGCTGAGATTTACAGAACAGGGATTAACATCGTAAGGCAGAGTTTAGATGACATGGCGTCAGACATTCCTGCTGTTCAGACTCGTGGTCGTAATCGTATGATAGGTTTCTTGGGAACCACAGTTGCTGCTCCTGTCGGTGCTCTTGAAATGGGCTATGCAATCTCTGGAGTTACGCAAGAAGAGATGGAAGCATATCAACGCTCGTTTGCTGCTCCATGGGAGAAGGGTTCTATCCTCATCCCATTAGGCAAAGAAGACGGCAAGATACAGTACATGAACTTCAGTACCTCCAACCCGTATGATGGCTTGTATCGTTTTGCTGTTCGTGCAATGAACGAGTTTGAAGATGCAGTTAAAGAGGGTCGTGGCCCTGGAGCCACGTTTACAAACTCTGCCATGGGCGCGGTTAGAGAAATCTTTGAGCCGTTTTTATCTGAGGCAATGCTGACAGAGGCTGTCACAGACGTAGCTTTTCGTGGAGGTCGAACGGCTACAGGTGCAGAAATATATAATCCAGAAGATAGTACGGGAGCGATTGTTTATAAAACCATTACACACGTTCTAAACACTATGGTGCCAAGTGTGTCTCCTATAGATTTGAATGGAGAACCCGGAAGGTTTATTCGTGGTACGATTGGTAACGTAGCTCCTGGTGTTGTAAATCCAAAAGACAAGCTCGGTAGAGAACGTGAGCTTATGACAGAAGTTATCCGTGCATTTTCTGGAGTAACCCCGCAAGAGTTTGATCCGGCACGAGGTCTTGAGTTTGGTGCATACCGCATGGGTCAGGCACAGACGAATGCTAAACGTATGTTCAACCAAGTTACAGACGATGCTAACGCTACGGCAGGATCATTGAAACGTGCATTCCAACGCGCAAACAACGCCAAGCTACGGGTCGATAGACAATACTATCAGATGATAGAAGATTTAAAGACCACTGGTATGACCAACCGTGACATCATGCGTGTTCTGAAAAAGAATAACATTGGTGGCTACAAAAACATTGTACGTGGTGAGTTCCAACCATTCCGAATCTCAAAGAAAAACATTCAAGAAATGCGGGATGCAGGTATCTACCAACTATATCCTCGTGATGAGATCCGTCAGATACAACAAGAAATGAAAGGAATGTCGCTCAAGCCTGATACAGACTTGTCTATTTCTCCTCGACCCTCGGTTCCTTCTGGCGAAAACCCTTTCATGAATTTACCCGATGCTCCTAGCGTACCGACACCTAGCGCACCAAATCCTTTCATGAATTTACCAGACAGTCAAAGCAGCCTCCAACAGCCCATGATCATGCCGACCCAAGCTCGTGCACCTGGGCCAGTGGATCCTTCGTTGTTAGGTGATAACCCAGTAACCGCTGCGCTTAATGCACAGATTGCGAACCGTCGTGGGTAATATCTGGATCTTCTTCAACAGTCATAGTTACACCGACACCGCCAAATAGTTTGACCATCTCGTCACATAGATGCTCGGCATCGTCCATGATCTCGTCATCACCTGTGTTAGCAGCAAGATTCAATGTCATGCCCACAAGTTCCATGAGATGTTTGACCTGCATTGGATGCATGTCTACAAGACCTACTGTTTTCATTTTTTCTGGTTTCATTCGATTTCTCCCCAATTATCTTTGAGTTCATCGTCTACTTTAGAGGGGACTCTCAAGACATCCGACAACCCATTTTCCATTATGTGCTTGATGTTGTGCGCTTGGTCGTCGCCCTCTACTGAGAAGCATAACTCATCGTGCACCGTTAGCATAGGCAAAAGTCCTTCTTTGTAGCAATCTGCCATAGCTTTTTTAGTTTGATCCGCAGCTGAACCTTGAATCAATTTGTTTAACGCCTTGTAAGTAAAGGCTCTTCTTAAAGGTTGACCATATGTTTTCATGGCCTCCTCATACGGTAGCGGTTTCTTGTATCCAAAGGATCGAGGCTCCCACAAATGGAAGCGGCACCGTCTACCCAACAGGGTTCTGATCTGTCCTGTTTTCTCTGCTTGCATTGACGCTAGTTCTGCAAGGTTCTTAACAAAAGGAACTTTCTCTCGGTGTGTCTCCAACAGTTCTCCTGCTTCGTCCGTAGGGATGTCCAGTTGCGCTGCTAGTTTACCTTTGCCCATTCCGTACATGATGCCCAGGTTTACCACTTTGGCTTCCTTACGGCTTATTCCTGCAATGTCAGCCACCATCTGGTGTAGATCTACATCACCCGTGTGGTATTCCTCAACAATCTTATCAACAATAGGGTTCTTGTAGTCACCCTTCAAACTCGCCGCAAAGTGCACCAGTAACCTTGGCTCTTGGCTTGAGTAGTCAAACGACCCCCACTTGCACCCTTGCTCTGGTATAAACAAACCACGGATTAGCTTCTTGATCTCTGGATCTCGTGCCGGAATCTGCTGAAGGTTTGGGTTTGAACTGGAAAACCTACCTGTCACAGTGCCTCCGTCATCAGAACGTAGCTGATGGAACTCGCAATGAATCCGACCATTGTGTTCGTGCTTTAGGATGGAGTCGATAAAGCTACTGTCTGCTTTGTCGAACTCGCGCAGCTTTACAATCATCTGTGCTACAGGGTGGTCATGTGCCAACAACCATTGCTTGGTAAACGACGGCACACCGCCGCTCTTGCGGAACATATCTTCTTGTTGATCCTCGCTTGTAGGATACGATACACCCAGTTCATCAAATACCATAGCCACGGAAGATGCAGCCCACGGTTCAACCTTGACGTTAGTCTGGCGGTATATCTCGTCCTTCAGTTCTTGGCTCTTGGTCTTGAAAAACTTCTTGGCTTGATCTGCTTTGTCCAGATCCACACGCACACCTAGCTGACGCATGTCACACATCATAGGTATCAGGCTAGTCTCCAGATTCCAGATGTTCCATAGGTCTTGCTTCTCCAACTCTATCTTCAGTCTCTCCCACAAACGCAGAGTCATGCCTGCATCTTGTTCGGCGTACCGTCCGACAAACTGAGGAGGCAACCTGTACATCTCAGCCTTGGGATCAAAGCCCCACTCCGCTGCGGCTACACGTAGGAGTTTCTCGTCTTTGCGTTCATCGAGGTAATCACGACCAAGGTTGTTGAGGCTGTAAGACCAACGGTTCTCGTCCACCACGGCACCAGTAATCATCGTATCGATGATCCGACCCTGTACTTCTACACCTTCGGCACGTAGCCAACCCAGATCATAGGTGGCGTTGTGCATGATCTTGTCTATGTGTGGTGTTGCCATTTGTTTCTTGAGCCACTTGAGCGCGATCCTCGCATCCATGTTGTGACCGTTCTCGTGACGGATGGGATAGTATCCTTCCCAGTCTCCGGCAGCTACGGCTATGCCTACGATGTACCCATCCTTACGCACCCATCCAGGGCCAAGCGTAGTCAGGTTGGGATCACATGTCTCAAGGTCAATGGCGATCTGCTTGTAGCCCGTCAGGTCTGGAAACTCTGATGGGATGTTCCAAGCAAGTTCTTTTCCTTGGTTCATCTGAGCGGCAATGACACTGTCTTTATCAAGCCCTTTATTTTTCATCTTCGAACTCAGCCCCCAATGCGCTGTAACCACACTTGTCGATCCACGAATCCTTGTGGTCGATAGTCTCCAACAGACGGCAAGTCTTCACCCAGTCCATCATCAACGCAACATGTTTGGCTGTTATTCTTCCGTGTGTGCTCAATGCATCTTGAACAATCACATTCCAACCAGTGGCTATCCTATCGAAGTTATCTTTCGCATCACCATAGTCCTTGGCTCTGCTACCATTGATCAGCTTCTTGGCTGTATCTAAATATTCATCTCTTTTCATATGTCATACCTGTATGATTTGTCGGACTCTATGAGATATAGATTTTCTTTTGCTCTTGTTATTGCCACATAGAATATCCGATGTTCGTCTTCAGGGTGTTTGCTCTCCACACAGTTTCTTGTGGAACCCAAATACACCGCTACGTTTGTATCTTCTCCTCCTTTCATGGCATGGATCGTAGATAGTTTGATCCTTGGTTGCTGATAAATACTTTCTCCGCGCCTTTGTATGGAGCGAATGTAAATCTTTTCCTGTTCAGATAGCTTAACGATATCCAACTCGGACGTAGTAATAGGGGCCAGTAGTCCGAACTCTTTGACCAGTGTATCATATGTAAGTAGTTCTTCGCTACCTGCTGCTTCAAGTAGTTTCATAGAACCACGCTTGACCACGGCATCCTCACCTGTTTTGGGCACGACTTCGTACATCTGTTTGACTCGTCCGACATACACACCTTTACCCGTGGTAATATCCTTCCACACTGACATGGCGTTGAGTTTCTTTTCCGAGATCGACCACTTCCCTTTCCGACTGTAGAAGTAACCTGACTCCTCAAGATGCTCGGCTATATCGTTCACAAAGCTATTGGTTCGAGCCATGATAGTCCACGACCCACTGTCCAATGGCAACTGCCACAGACTACCCACTGTCGTGACCCTACCTTCCGCTTGCTTTGGGAAGAACTCTTTCTCTAGTCTACCTGGTATCTTCCTAGAGATACGCATAGAAAGCTCCCAGATGCTCCGTGGTAAGCGAAACGACCTGTTCAGCACCTCTATGTTATCTGAAGACTTAATGAACCTCTGAACGTCCACAGAAGTCCAACGGTGGATTGCCTGATCATCATCCCCTGCAATCAACACTTCGTCGGCATACTCTGCCATCTTCTCCACCATCGTCCACTGCAACGGTGTCAGGTCTTGTGCCTCGTCCACAATCAATAGATCCAGATTCGGTGGTTCTACAATCTCAATGTACTTCAAGATCATGTCAGCAAAATCCAGACGGTTTGTCTTGGACTTGTACTCTTTAATCTGCTTGTCGATCTGGACTAGCTTGTTGAAGTCTAGGTTGTGGTCTTCCTCGTAGTTGTATTCAAACTCCAAGGTGGACTCCCGATAGACAGACCGCATGATTAGTTGTAGGTACTTGGCTCCCGATCCTCCTATTGAAGGTATCGCAACTCCGTCGTCAATGGAGGTGGCATCCGCTCCATCAAACGCCACCCCCAACATGGAACCGAGACGAGCATAATCCTCGCGGCCCATGACATCCCCCCTCTGTAGACCTAACCCGTGATATCCCGTCGCGTGTAAGGTTCTAAAGTGTGGGAAATCATTCCGAGTTAGATTGAACTTAGAACAGGCTCGATCAATAAACTCGTTGATTGCTTTAGTTGTAAAAGACACAACACCAATACGAGACGGATGTACACCCTCTTGTAGCTTGGCTTGTACTCTTTCGATCAAAGTATAAGTCTTACCGCAACCGGGTGGCCCCAGTATAAGAGTTGCATTAGGTATCACGGCGCTTCTCCAACCACTGTTTGATTTCTTCTTTGTCCCACCGACTCGCTGCACGTTGTGCATCCGCATTGCCCAACTTGTATGGCTTGGGAAAGTCTCCCTCACTTACCCATTTGTATATGGCGGACTCGGAGACACCGAGCCACTCCGCCACGTCTTTAGCTTTCATAAAACTAGAACGGTATGTCATTATCTATCTCCTGTATTGGCAGATCCACTTCCAAATTTTCAAAAGCAGGAACCCACCAAACTCGAATCGTGGTCCTTGATCCGTCTTCTTTATTTATCCCTCTGTGCCCATGGCACTCTTGATCATTATTCATTTGTTTTAAAATCTCCTGCACCTGTGCTCTGGTGAAACCTTTGAAGCGACGGTTGTGCAAAAACTCCATCAACCCTGCTATCGTGAACGAGGTATATCCCTCGTTGTCCGTCCATGGTTTACCCGCAATCATCTCCTCTGGGTGCATGGCCCTGATCTTACTGGTGCAGTATATGCGTAGCAGTTCCTTGAACTCCCCAGTCAGGGTCAGTTCCTCTGGCACCTCTTGCTTTGTAGACTCTGTCAGCAGCTTCCGCAGTAACGCCTGCCATGCCTTTGGTTTCATGATCGGAGGAGCAACCTGTATCTGTTCAATACACGCACGTTGAAAGAG